CACCAAATAAAAAAACTAGGTATGGTTGTCAGATAATTGACACATGATAAAACAAATAAATTGATAACTGTTATAAAATCAGTTAAAAAACATATAAAATAATGTATAAACTATTGATTTTATTAAATATTTTAATTGCTTATCCTAAAATAATATATTTTTTTGCTAGAAATAGGATATTATGATAATAAATCAATGGGATAGGCGTCAGGCGTACCCCCGTTATACGTATACGTTCTTGAATATCTACACAGATAGGAATTTTCAACTGTTAACCACAATAAAAACTGATAAACCCTATGTATATAGTTGCATATATGTCACACCTACTGAACAAAATGACTACCCAATAAAATAGTTCTTGACAAGATATAAAAAAACCGGTATAATGATGTTATAACAGGTCACTTAAGTGTACACTTAAAGTGTATATACTTAAATAATAAATACATTTAATATAAAAACACTTAAATGTACATTTTAAGTGCTTTTTAATAGGGTATAATTACTCGTACTAAAATAAAAGTACTTGACAATGAAAAGAAAATCAGTAAAACTATATACACCAGAGAACATTTTAGAAGCATTTTACGATGCTATCCGTAATAATAGATTAAAGAACCTACATATTCCTCATAGCTCCGTATTCTATGTTCGTGCAGCGATAGAAGCAGACACTGGTGTACGTTATACTTTGAGCCACGTAGAGACTGCAATGAAGGCAGAGGGAATGTTAAAGGATGTATGAATTATTTGTACTGGCTTGTCTTGTGGGAAAGCCGAATATGTGTGTAACACTAAAGGATTTGTATAGTCCACATGACACACACGACAAATGTCTCACACGTGCTTACGTTATATCACAAGAGATGTCTACATATATGCCTCATTACTATGCCAAAAGCTATAAATGCTTTGACATGAGGGATGCAGACAAAATAGAAACTTAAAATGATTAAATATATTTATAATTTAATTTTTAATAAAAAAAAGACTGTAACATTGTCCAAAAGACAAAAATTAGAGAAAGAATATTTAAAAGCCATACGTTGGTAGAGGAGAAATAGCATGAATTTTTTAAAAGTATTAGCTACCCTTACAGGTAGACAACTAAATAGACTAGGGTCTAAACTAGGTATGGATAAAGATATGATAAAGGGCATGAATGAAAAGCAACTTAAAACAGCCATAGCTACTGAAGGTCAAAGATATATAAAAAATATGAGGCAAAATACAAATAAAAGAGTTGGAACAGCTTTTGGAGTAGGAGCAGGTGGCACTGCAGCAGCATATACAATGAGTGATTTTTTTAATGACCTTTTAGGAATAAAAACAGCAGGAAAAGGTTCTACTTTTACTCCAAAAGAAAAAGAACAAATGAAAAAAGCACAGACAAAAACAAAAAACAAACCGACTGTAAAGAAAAAAACACCACCTAAAATAGCAGATAAAGATTTACCTAAACGTAGACCTAAAAAGAAAAATGGTGTTACGTTTGAATTTGAAACTATACCAAAGGGTAAAGCAGGTACAAAAAGAAACAAAGGTGGTATAATTAAAACAAAAAAAAGGAGAGGATAATGCCCTACGGAAAAGGAACATATGGAACAAAGGTAGGTAGACCACCTAAAAAGAAACCTGTAAAAGCAAAAAATGGTATAGCATTAGTTATAAGTATAGGTAAAGTAAAAAAGAAGAAAAAGAAAAAGAAGATTGTTTAAACGTAATTACAAAAAAGAATATGCAAACTACCATGCTTCTCCTTTGCAAAAGAAAAATAGAGCAAGTAGGAATGCAGCACGTAATGCGTTAGCATCAAGAGTAGGGTTTGCGAGATTAGCAGGAAAGGATGTTCATCATAGAAATGGCAATCCTAAAGATAACTCGCCAACTAATTTGGCTGTCACATCTAAGAGAGCTAATCGTTCTTTTAGGAGAACTAGAACAGCAAGAAAGGCAGTTTAAAAAACGTGGCAGATAAGAAAAAATGCGACACCTGTGAATGTTACGAATGTGATTGCGAAGAATGCACTTGTGACTGCCATAAAGAAGAAGATGTAGAAATAGAGGGTGCTCCTGTCTAAATGATAGAGTTTCTTCTTGTGTTTATGATTGACAATAAAATAATCAACCAAACCCAACGATTCCAAGACATGAATAAATGTCTTTATTTTGCAGAAAGACTGCATGACCAACCAGCAATACCAACAGAGGATGGAAATAAACGAATAACTGCGTATTGTAAACCTGTAAGGAAATAAAATGTTAGCTGAATTAGCTGCTGCCAATGCTGCCTTCGCAGTTATTAAAAATTTTGTATCTAATGGAAAAGAACTCGCTAGTTGTGGAAAACAAATTAGCGATTTTGTTTTTGCAAAGGAACAAATACAGAAAAAAGCAAGTAAGAAAAAGAATAAAGGTGTAGGGGGAGCAGACCTAGAAGAGTTTATGGCTTTGGAAAAAATTGCAGAGCAGGAGAAACAACTTAAAGAGATAATGATATATGCAGGTAGACCGGGATTGTGGCAAGATTGGCAGAAGTTCCAAGCTGAAGCAAGAAAGTCTAGACGATACGCAGAAAAGATGGCTAAAAAGCAAAGAGAAGAATTAATAGAACTCGTAACTTACATAGTAGGTGGAATATTTTTTATAGTAGCAGTAGGGTTTATTATTTATTTTGCTGCAAAGTGGGCAGGTAAGATATAGCTAGACGAAAGTTAAGAATAATCATACCAAATAACAATAGACCATTGCGTTTATTGACACCAGATAGAATACGAGAAATAGACAAACAACTAAACAACCCCATTAGGAAACAAGAAAAACGCAACGAATACTTAAAACAGAAACAGTTACAAGAAAAAGTAAAATATGCACAGTTACAGGAGAAATTAAACAATGACACAATACATGAAAGAAAAAAACACAAAAAAAGACTCAAAAGTTGAGTTTGTAGATAAAACTAGGTCTAAAAATAAAAATAAATTAAAAATCTTTCCCTCTTGGATTAAGAAACAATCAAAAAGTAAGTCTAAATCTGATAAACCAACTGTATTACCAACTAAAAGACCTGTATCTGCGTTTGCTGACAGTAAAATAGCTAATGCTGTTAAAAGAACTAATAAGGCAAAAAAAGAAGGTAAGAACTTTACTAAAAAAAATGGGGTAATACAAAAAAGTAAAAAAAGTGATGGGGTGGCTGTGGGAAGAGTAATTGACCCAGAAGCTAAAATAAAAGAATTAAAAAGAAGAAAAAAGTTACGAGAAGAAAAAAAGAAAAAAAATCAAATGCATTCTAGACAAAAAATGAAAGATAAATTACGTAATCAAGGAAAGTCTAAAAATAAAACAATACCTAAAGCAACATTACACAAAGCTGTGTTTAAAACTGTAGATAATTTAGCTAAAAAATTAAAGACATAAAAAAGGAAAACATAAAAGATGATACAAGCTCTGATAGGACCAATAGCAAATCTCGCAGGAACGTGGTTTCAAAACAAAGTAGAAAAAACAAAAGCTGATGGACTTGCTAAAGTAGCAGAGGCTAAAGCAAGAGCAACTGTTGCAGAGAAAGTTGCTGCAGGTGAAGTAGAGTGGGAAGGTAAGATGGCAGATGCTACAGTAGATTCGTGGAAAGATGAATTTGCTTTAGTTGTGCTACTAGCTCCTGCTATACTTGTATTTATTCCGGGCATGAGAGAATATGTTAAGAGTGGTTTTGAGATACTAGCAACTCTTCCTGATTGGTATCAGTATTTATTATATATTGCCATATCTGCGTCTTTCGGAATAAAAGGTGTAGGTCAAGCAGCAAAGATGTTAAAGAAGAAATGAATATAAAAGCCTTGACATTTTTAAAGATTTCTGCTATAACAAGTAGAATAAGTGTTTATTTTTGGAGAAAACACGTTAAAGAATTACGCAAAGAACAATATGAATTAGGACTGTTACCATGAATTTAGAAATATTAAGACAAGAAATTGAAGCTGACGAGGGTGTTAAATATGAAACATACCATTGCAGTGAAGGTCATTTGACCGGGGGAATCGGACACTTGATAACTGAATGGGATGAAGAGTACTATGGCAAACCTTTAGGTAGTGCTATCCCTGAAGAGCAAGTTAAGAATTGGTTTGAAAGAGATGTGCAAAGAGCAATAAACGATTGTATATCTTTATTTGATAACTTTGACAAACTTCCTGAAGATATA